ATGCCAACCTCCCAAGCGGGGAGACCGTCAAGACAGCCCGCTGGGTGATCGCTCATAACCTCAACTGTTCTGACCGCATCCCCTACCCCTCACTGGGTAACCCGACGCTGCCCATGCAGTTCCGGGTGGAGAAGACCGGCACCCTCGCAGCTAACACCTATCTCCGTAAATTCGGCGCTCAGATCTCCATCGACGGCGGCGACTATAGCAAGCTCGCCATCTACAGCCAGGATGGCGCCAAGGTCACCGGTGTCAACACCACCGCTTACAAGCCCCTGCTAGCCATACGAATTAAGGAGAACATCACCAACAGCCAGGGCGAGACCAAGCGCAACCTGATGCGCGTCTTTCCCCTACTTCTGTCAATGGTGAGCTCGCACCGGGCTCAGTTCATCCTCGTCAAGAACCCCAGCACGATCTCCGACGCGGGCACCGCTCCCGTGACGACGTACACGAGCACCGGAACCCTCTCGGCAATTCAGTACAACTCGCCCGAAAGCCCCACCAACGCAATTGCTGCCTTCACCGGCGGCGAGCAAATTGCCTCGTTCTTCACCGGTGACGCGGACTCGGCAAACGTTGATTTGACCCAGATCTTCAGCTTTGCCCGCCAGTACTTGACTCGAGAAGCCACCGCCCCTACTGGCGCGGCTGGTGACGTGCTGGTGATTGCCGCACGCTCTATCGATAACGCATCCAACACCTGTAAAGCCAGCATCACCTGGGGTCAGCGCTGATGACGACGGCCTACCAACTCCCCGATGATATCGGGCTTAAACGTGTTGAACGTAATGGAGTTGAGGTTCAGGCCGACTCAGCCTTTCCTGCTGGCCAAAAAAATGGCGATAAAAGTCTTCCCGTAGTAATGCCCCGGGGAGGTTTTGTTCTCCCGATTATCGACAACTACCGGTTTAGCAGCGAAGTAGACCGGGATATGCTTGGCATCCCCCGAGCAACACGTCCGTACAACTTCCTCACCCGCAACGACGCCTACGAGCTGACTGAAGAGGATTGGATCTTCGACGTCACCGGGGTGAATGAGCGACCCGAGATCGACGGCACTGAGTCCGCCCTCTGGACCCAACTCGCCGAATCCAGCGCCTTTTACCCGGCTACACCCAACGGTGAAATCAAGTACAACCCGTCCGCTAACTCCGCGCAGCTGACCCTCAACAGCAACGAGGGGGGCTTCCAGAGGGCTCGTATCGCCTCCAAAAAGCGGTACCGCTACCAACCTGGCCGCATTGTCCGGGCCAGCCTAGCCGTCCGCATGTCTGTGGACTCAACACCCATCAGCGTGAAGAGGATGTGGGGTGTTGGCGACACAAACGATGGATTCTTCCTGGAGTGCAGCGGAGACGGGCAGGGCGACCGCCTACAGATCGTCTACAGGACCAGTGCTGGCAATGGTCTGCGCCACGAAACCAAAATCCCCCGCTCGCAGTGGACCGGCGACCGCGTTGATGGCAAAGGTAAGTCTAAGCAGTCTCTAGATCTGAGCCAGACCTTTATGACCCTCATCGAGTGGGGGTGGTATGGGGCCAGCGACGTCCGCTTTTACTTCTTTCTGGTAGACAAGAACGAAGATTTACCCACCTCGATTACTCAGATCCCCCGCGCCCGCTGGATCCTGGCCCATGAACTAATTCTCGCGGACACCCAGAAACGAAACGACCTTCGCGAAGATGACGGCGCTGGAACTGGTGCTTTGCGTTCATACGACGTTCCGTCCCTGAGCAGCCCAAGCTTACCAATTTGGGTGGAGATCACCAACAGCGGGAATATGGCGCGTTCGGAATACATCGAGCGATATGGTGCCTCCTTGATTGTTGATGGCGGCGAAGAGCAAAAGGCCAAAATCACGACGGTAGACGGATCTTTCGGCAAAGCGATTGACCCTGTAGTCGGAGGTCTCTACGGCGGGGGCGGTCAGTCGGTGCTGACTATCCGCAACAAGGCGCGCTTCCTTAACCAATCAAACGAGACGGTCGAGAACCTTCTGGTCACCAGCCCCCTAATGCTGAATGTTGGTGCGTCCGATCTGGTCGAGCTGGAGATTTGGAAGGATCCTGAAATGGTGCCACCCACTGAGGTGGGGCATCTTAATGGACGTCTCCCTTACCGGAATGGAGACTTCGTATCCCCGTTCAACCTCGTGCCTCTGCTTATCACCAGCTTTGACAGCTCAGGCACTGAGATCTCTATTACACAAGAGAATCCTACAAACGAGTCTTTGACGATAGACACTCCTTACGGTAGTGGTGATCTGCTGACGCTTGATATCAGCTTCAACGACTATCGCGTAGTAAAGAGCGGGAAACGGATCGGTAGCTTTATTGTTGGCCCTGCAGGGTCAACCATTGACCTGCGCCCAATGTTTGGCGCTCAGCGAGAGCTCATTAGCTCTGAGTTCGACACTCCGCCAGAGTTTCCAGTTAAGACCGATAGCATCACTGTGCAAGCATTTAGTGGCACTGGAGAGATTGCCGTTGCTGCCGCGTTTCCCCTGAGACTGTATTTGGGGCAAAGAATTAGCAAGGGAGCGACAAACTATTTCGTGCACACAATCAATGGCTCACGGACTTTCACGCTCAAAGCAGCTAAAGTAAGTACAACTCCTGTTACAACAGGAATCACAGCGGGCGACACACTGATTGCACACTATGAGCTTGATTTAGCTCGCAACGTAGCTAGTCGTTTGAAGCCTGTCTACAACACAGAGATTGTGTTTGTAGCCCGGCCATTCTACGCTACTTACACAAAGTTAGATCCAGCAGTGGAATACAACGCACAGTGGATGACCTTGGTCAATACAAGCAGCTCTGATGCCTACACCGCGCAGACCGCCCCGACCGTCAACATGTACCTCACTAACGGGGTGAGCTAATGCCTGTTCTCGGCTCCTCATTAATCAACACGTCAGCCAACGGGCAGCCCACGGATCTGGAAGACAGACCGTTTAGCTATGCCATAGGCACACAGATATTCATTAACCCCAGCCATTCTCCGACAGATGCTGTCGTTAGCTTCAAAGTAGATACCTCATTGATTGCCGCCACCGCCTCTGCTGGCGAATCTAACCTAGCCATTGGCTTGGCAATTGACGCAGAGCTCAACACGATCTCCAGCTGGGGTAAAAGCAAGATCTCGACAGCTAATGCGAATCTTTTCGCTATTGGCTTCGGGCGTATGAGCGCTGCGCCAGACAAGATCAGCCTTAACGTGGAGGGGGGTTACGTCCTTAGCCTTGCTCGCCCGCAAACTGTAAGCGCCGTTAGCGACGCAAGCAACACCTTGGCAATCGCCGCTCACCCATTTATTACTGGGGATCGAGTGTTAGTGAGCTCCACTGGAACCGTTCCCGGAGGCTTATCCCCATCGTTTAGTTATTTTGTAATCAACGACAGCATAAACTCAATTAAACTTTCTACAACGCGGGCGGGCGCGCTCGCTGGCAGCGAAATTGACATTCAAACTGCGGGCTCGGGTACAATTACTGTAGCCTCGGATGAGATCTTTACTCTCACCCGTGCCGGTAGTACTGGCAGTGTGACCCTGAAGAGAGGGGACATTACGGTAGCAACTTTCACCCAATCCAACGGTGCTAGTCCGCTAAGACTGTTCTACTGGAACCGCGAACAATCAGCGTCTGGCACTCTCCCAGTGCTCAAGGAAATTAAGGTGCGAGGTGCCATCTAATGGTCGCGACTAAAAACATAACCGATCTCAATCCGCTTGTCACGCCTAAGGCGGATGACATGCTGCTGATCGTTGAGCGTCTGAGTGCGACCAGCACCGAAGCCAAGAAGATCACTTGGTCCAACGTCCAAGAAGCCATTCAGGATGTCGTTGGCGGCCTAATTCAGAACGACCCTGCCACTCTCAGCACGATTGCGGTCACCTACGACGATGTCAACGCTACTCTGACGGCCCGCGTCGTTAATGACACCTCTATCCAGCGCTCCCGATACTCTGAAGCTGGCGCCCTAAAGGCGACTCGCCATGAAGCCAACTTCATCAGTGGTATTGGCGCGTCTGTCGTCGTCGCTGATAACTCTACTAGCAATAGAGCAGACGTCACGGTTAAAAACACGGGTGTTGTCAATTCAAAAAACAACACCGTTACCGGCACTGCCTTTGAACTCCTGTCCAGTGTCACAATCGAGCCAGACGGCTCCAAAACCCTGGAGCTGCGTCCGCTGAAGCTGGGCTCTAACAAGCTGAGCGCAACTTACAGCGACTCCAACCAGTCGATAACTCTGGATCTGCAGCCGGGGAACATCGATATCAACACCCTCAACACAACGACACCTCTTGCGGTGTCCGTGGGTGGCACGGGGGCGAGCAACGCAGCCACAGGGCGCAACAATCTTGGTGCTGCAAAGAGTGGGTCCAACTCCGACATCAGCAGCCTCTCAGGTCTGACCACCCCGCTGACAATCGCTCAGGGTGGTACAGGATCTAATACCGGCGACGGCGCGCTGAAAAACCTGCAGGGCCTAAACTCTGCTGTTGGCGTTGGGTCCATCGGAGAAAGCATCGTCTACCAGAGCTCTGTTCTCGTTTCCGGTTCCTACAGGGCCGAGTTCAAAGGCATCAAACCGACCAGCCTCAACTACATCACCGTTGCGACCGACGGAGCTGATATCGCTCTCGGAGCAAATCCGAACGTCATCTTTGATGGCATCAGCGGAACCCGAAATGCCAACGGTGCCCGCATCACTAATGCCGGTACGCCCCTTAACTCCAACGACCTGGCCACCAAGGCATATGTAGATGCACAGACAACCGGCCTGGATGTCAAAGACTCAGTCAGAGCGGCTACGACGGCAAATCTGGCGGCGGCCTACACCAGTCTTGGGCAAACACTGACGGCCAACTCCGATGGGGCCATTACCATTGACGGTGAGAGTCTTGCACTGAACGACCGCGTCCTGGTGAAGGACCAGACGACTAAATCGCAAAATGGCATCTACACCGTAACAACCGTTGGGACGGCTAGCTCGAAGTTTGTTCTGACCCGCTCGGTCGACTTTGATACCACCAGCGAGGTTGGTGCGGGTACATTTACTTATGTTGAGGCAGGCACCGCAAACCAAGGTAAGTCATTTGTTCAGACCACAAGGAACGTCACACTTGACACCAGCGATGTGGTCTTCAGTGTATTCGGTGAAACGGCCATTGGCGTTAATTCGCTGTCTAACAACAAGCTGCAGCAAGTAACCGAAGGCACCGTAAAAGGCAGAGCCGCCGGAGCCGGGACAGGTGATGTCACCGATATGAGCGCAGATCAATTGATCGGGGTGCTCAATCAAGCTTCATCCAGCACGATTAATGCTGCTCGTGTAACCCAGCCAGCATCCTCGGATACTAATGCCCGCATCGGGGTACTCAAGAATACGGACGCTACTGCAACAGGGACACGGCGGCGTGTGCGCTTTGCTGAAGGCCCAAACGTAACTCTCACCATAACTGACGATGCAGCCAACGAAGAAGTTAAAGTAACCATAGCCGCCTCGACACAAGTTGCCGCTGTGTCTGTAGGACTCCTGATGGCACTCAGCTAAGTCGTTAGAATTAGCTGAGACCTAAACACTAAGAAAGCCGGATATGGCTGAAACTTTTGCCAACGCTAAGGCGAGGCTGACCAATACAACCGAGACTGACGTGTTGGGTGCAGTGCCCGCATCAACTACTCGTATCGTGCTCTCAGTACTCGCGTGTAACACCATCGACACCGCAAGTTCGGTGGACTGCACGTTGAAGATCACTAACAGCTCAAACACGTCCTTGGCTGAGCTGGCTCACACTATTCCGATCCCGGCGGACTCGGCTCTGGAACTTGTGTCGTCAAAGCTTGTCCTCACGACAGGGGATAAGCTCAGAGCAATCTCGAACAACGCTAGTGGTTTCCTAGACTTTGCCGTTTCCTACTTGGATATTACTTGATAGACAATGTCGCAAAAACACGATAGCTCCGGTGGATACATCGGCGCATCTCCGGCTCAGACATCAACCACATGTCCTGGGGTCCATTCCGCTCGCCATTACGAGAATAGAACGAGGACAGGAAACAGGCCCTCAGGCGTATCCGTTGTCTCGACGTACACGGGAGCCAACATCGGACTTGTGCCTAATTTCGCAGCAACCTTGGCCCCATTGACCTATAACGTCAATATCGTAGGTAATGGCCAAACAATTGAGCTGCGAAGAAATAGCGACTCTTATTTAGTAAAATCCTGGGTGATTACTAATGGAGCAACGACCGGCACAGATTGGACAATTAGCGGAAGCAGCCTGACGCTGACAGTCCCTGCAGCCGCTAGTGCAGTTCTTGCTGCTGGCCAAGCAATAACACTAACAGTGCCAGCAAAAACGGTACGCACCTCTGACGGCTTTGAAGTTAAAACGCAACAGACTGTCCCCGGAACGGTAGATCTATATGGCGGGTCTGCCTCCGCTGCCGCTGGATCCGCGCGGGCCATTCAGCAAGTTAACCCCTCCGCTCCCAGTGGAACGTACTGGATCAAGAGCGTAAGCGGGGGTTCTGCGCGTCAGCTTTACTGCGATATGACTACAGATGGTGGCGGTTGGACCCGGTGGTTCAATCAACCTAACGTTTCCAGAGCGAATTATCCTTCCTACACAATTACTGATTACAATATTGCCTATTCGTTCAACGTAGATTCAGATCACTACAGCGCGGCTGAGCATCGCAGGTTGAGAGGAATTAACCATAGCAGCGGTCAGAGGCTTGATTATCTATTTGAGCAGACTAACGGCAACTATAAATGGCGGATCAGAGGCTACTTTGAGGGGGATCCTGGAGTAGGAAACCGAAATGCCGCCAACATTAGCAATGTCCCCACAAGTATATTTGACTTTGGCTGGTTCAACAGCACAACTACATCTAGTTACTGGCCGGGTTACATGAATAGCAGCTCGACTAGCTGCGTATCCAGCCAAAATATCCACCCCTTTCTTGGTGGCAATAGCGGCTGGAATCAGGGATACTTCACACTTGCTAGAGGCTACCACTCAGACCCTGGTACTAGTGCAGGTTGTGGGGACCATTGCGGCAATATTAGACGTTATTGGTATGTAACTCCTGCTGTTTTTACTCAGGAAAATTGCTTTCACGGTTATTTTTCCATAACTGATATATCGTCCCCTCTAGCAGGGACGATGCGCTGCTATTACAGAGAAGTCGGTACATTAGGAGCAGGCTCGCTGTGATGAACATGCTCTATTCATTGAACGGAACTGAGCCGCAGGAACTCCCAGAAAGGATTAAGTTTCCTGGGGGAAGAACTCACTACCTGGCTGAATCGCCGTTGTCAGAGAGCGAACTGCAAGAAGCGGGGTGGACTGGCCCCTATGAAAAACCAGGCTATGTACTGGGGGAAGAAAAGGTCATTTGGGACCAAGAAGCAACATCCTACAAAGTAAATAAGTTAAATGACGCTGAAAAAGCCACCTTATGGGCAAGTAAGTGTTATGAAAATGCCAAAGTATTGACAGAACTACGGGGTGTTGCTGAAAACAGGATGCAACAGCTAGAAGCACTAGGTCTGCCTACAGAGGCGGTGACACAGTTTCTGGTTTATCTGAATGCAGCAGAACTCCCAGGTAGTAACCCCTTTCTCTTTCGCCTGCCGCCGCTAAGCCTGCTGAGCACTACGAGCAGCAGAACTGCACTAAACGATCCTCTCTCCGATTGGCTGATCGCGAACTTCGAGTCTGATCTTTCGCATGGCTACCATGTCGAGGGAAAGCAGTTACAAGTAAGAGACGAGCAAGCTTTCGAGGTATACAAAAAGAATATTACACCCTTGTTCTTGGCAGACTATCTCGAAAAGAATCAATCTGCTGTCTGCTTTGTGGCAGAAATCGTAGATAATTTCAACGGTACTGGGGAAGCACACATTGAGGCATACGGAATCTTTGACGAAATTCTGGTGAGTCTAGATGGGTCCGAAACACCATTTGATACCGAAGTGCTGAAAGTACAAGGCAGTGGTACGCACCGCCTCGAAATTACCCCGTACAAAAACGGTGAAATCTGCGGGAACACCGATACCTGCGAATTTACTCTGATCTAAAATGGCTGGAATTAACGAATCACAGGCTGGTTACCTGGCGGGCACTCCGACACAGAACACTTCGAGCCATCCTGGCCTTATGGGTCAGAATTACCATGCCACCTCTGCTAGGCGTGGGACCCAACCATCTAGCAAGGCTAATGCGACGGTTACTTCTATTCCTACAAGCCTTACAGGGATTGGTGCGATTACCATCGTATATTCAGCAAATATTGTGGGTAATGGTGGCACCATCTCCCTCTCCGGGAACCTGGGCAGTACGACGCTAACAGTAGCTTCTGGCGCCACCTCAGGAACGGGTTGGAGTATCTCGGGTAGCACGTTGTCAATTACTGGGTGGGACGCTTATGTCGCACCTAACAACACATTGACATTTAGTTGTTCAGCAAATTGCTTCAGAGCGAGCGAAGGATTCGGAGCCAACGCCTTTAGCGGGTCTGGTATACGTCGAGCAGCTGGAGGTTCAGCCGCAGACGCAGCTGGGTCGGCCAAATCGTTGTTGAACTCTGGGATTACGACTTCTGGAAACTACTTTATTCGTAATGTCGATGGGAGTACCAGCAGGCAACTATATTGCGACATGACGACGGACGGGGGTGGTTGGACACGTTACTTCAATCAACCAAGCATTTCGGCCGCATCGCAAAGCCCTACTGGCCAGAACGCTAGTGACTATAATCTAGCCTCATTTAACACTGATTCCAGTCATTACAACGCCTTCAACTATATGGAAGGGCGCAGAACTTATAGTACAGGTGGAAGATTAGAATATCTATTTGAGCAAACCAATGGCAATTACAAGTTTGCCATGGACAGCTTTGCAGAAGGTGATCCAGGGGTAGGATCACGCAATGCCAGAAATGTATCCAACATTTCATCTGGTCACTTTGATTTTGGTTGGTTTAATAATAATGCCGTAGGCTATTGGCAGGGCAGATTAAACAGTACCTCCGGCTTCTGTGTAAGTTCGCAACACGTTATGCATATGGTGGCAGGCTACACGCCTGGGTGGAACAATGGTTATGCTCAGGTGGTAAGGGGCTACCAATCGGATCCCGGTACTAGTGCAGGTTGTGGGGACCATTGCGGCAATATTAGACGTTATTGGTACATATTCCCCTACATCGGTCACCAGCAAAATTGCTTCCACGGCTACTATAACTTCAGCGGAGCAGATGGCGGGGGAACTGTTCGGATATACTTCAGAGAAAGAGGAACGCTGCCTGGTGGTGCTTTCTAAAGAGACCTGTTCCCCAGAAGCCGGCTAACAACCTCCCTAAACTTAGCTTTAGGCACACCACCTTGGTACTTGCTGATGGCTGACAAAGCGCCGTTTGTAAGGTCCTGCTCTGCAAGGACATAGGTAGGCCAGCCAAGCAGCTCATCGCTGGCCACAAATTCGTCGAAAATTCTACTAAAAGCTGAAGGATCCTCTGACTCGGGATAACATTCTCTAAACAAGAGGCCAAATTCCTTGGCAACGGCTTCGTCAAAGAAAGCCATACGAGCACACAGTCCGCATTCGTGGGAACTGAACTTGATTAGTGTAAGGCTCATTGATAGACGGGGGGCCTGCATGGCGGACGCTCGCTATCCAGCAATTCAAACTCGGGCAAAGAATAACTAGAAGTAAAAGCTGCATAATGAAGATAACGAACGTTATCTATAGGCAACTCTGCATAAGCCTCCGTGCCTTCTGGGTAAACATCAAAGTTGATTGAAATTCTATTTTGAGGCCCGGGGTTTGCTTGCGTTGCATGGATTAATCGAGAATTAAATATAAGCATTTGCCCAGGTTGATCAGTCACCCAAGTCCAAGGGAATCCCGGCCCATCGAGCCCCAAGGCGACACCTCGAAACCCCTCGACAGTAGAGAGACAGAGGGTACCACTCAAAAAATTATTGGGGTCGTCCTCATTCGAATGGTGATGGCAGTCTATCCACTCGCCAGGTCGGTAGACATTTGCCCAACAAGCCACCTTGAAATCGCGGCTGAAGCCCAGTTGCTCTAACGTCGAACCGATAGCGGGGACAAGTTCGTCACCTAGCGGTGTCTTAAGCCAGTTGAACTGATCAAAACCATTCGGCCATTGCTTTGCCATGACACAGCCTCCAGCCACAAAATCCTCATGATTTTCCTCAACGAGCCGAGCGAGGTGAAGGGCTCTGCTGGTTGGGATAACTTGACCCTTATAAAAAAGGGTCGGTTCGTCAGGAATGTGGGTTCGCATTGTCAATTCGATTAGTAATCTTTTTACTCAAGAAATCCCACCGATCAGCAACAGCCTTTCTAAGCATGAAATAAGGACAACGTGATCGCTCTGAGGCTGGGTCGATATCTCCTCCAGGTTCCAAGGTGAAATTAGTCCTAAGGATGGGAAGAATACGCATAAGAGGCGTTCCGGCAGGAATAAGATACTCACCTACATCCCCTCTCCATTCAAAAATCCATTTGATGTCGAGAGGATACTGGTCCACAGGAACAATACCAGAAAAAGTATGCCATGGCCGGTCAAAGTAACCCGGAACAGGTTCATACAATACTGAAACACCAGGATCACCTGTTATGCACCAAGGAGAACTAAGCTTCACAAGTGTTTTTGACTTGAGACCTGAGTCAGGTCCAAACATCATTTGAACATCAAAGCCTGAAATATGGGCGTCGTATTCCTTGTCACCATGGTTGATTTTAATATCTCCTTCTTCCGTCTTTACCAGCAACACATCTGTCCACAGCTTGATCACGAAGCCACTAGTCATCCAGTCCTGAATTGCAGGACAACCTTTGACAGACGGAGTCATCATCTCCGCCGCATCCTTCTTACTGAACGCGCCCCAAAATTTGGGGTCGTACACATTGCCAAAACGGTGAGAATACTTCTCGGGATCAACGCAGTAATCAATCCCTTTCCACCAATCGGGCAAGGACCTTGAGGCTACAACCGGTGGTGGGACAACCCCCCGAAACCGATCATCTCTCAGGTGTAAATAAAGACTTTTGCTGTTAGCTGTCATAACGCAAGGCGCGTACAGCCGAATGTAGCAGACGTTTCTAGAGCTACCCGAGGGCAATACACACGCCAATGGAGGCTGCAGATGCCAGTGTATGAAAACTCAGATTCCCGGCTCCATCCGTCCTTAGAACTTGATTGGCAGTCCCATCCGCAGCCGGGAGTGTCCAGGTAACATTCGCAGCGACCGTGGCAGGAGCCCTAAAAGCTACCCAATGAGATCCATCTGCATCGGCAAAGCGAATAGGTGCTTGAGTGTTAAGCGTGATGCTCGAAGTAAATAAAGGAGCAGCAGTTTTGGCATACCCCTGCCCAACAACATACGCTGTCGTGGCAATCTGCGTAGTATTGGTGTCGACCGCAGCTGTTGGTGCAGTTGGTGTACCAGTTAAGCCAGGGCTCGCTAGGTTTGCCTTGGATGTGTCAGACGGGTGAACGTGGTCTGCACGGGCAAACTTAACAGAGGTTCCAGCAGCGGCTGTACCGTCCATGACGGGAGAAGTACCGGCTGCCTGGCCTGTAACAAAGGCCGTTGTAGCGATCTGAGTAGTGGTGGTATCAGCAGCAGCTGTGGGCGCGGCGGGGGTTCCAGTCAGTGTTGGGCTAGCCAGCTTTGCGTATGCTTGCCCGACGACATACGCAGTCGTCGCGATTTGAGTGGTGCTGGTATCCGCAGATGCAGTAGGCGCAGTAGGGGTGCCAGTTAAGGATGGGCTAGCAAGCTTGGCATAGGCTTGGCCAACTACATAGGCAGTAGTCGCCAACTGGGTAGTATTTGTGTCTACTGCTGCTGTAGGCGCAGTAGGAGTACCTGTAAGAGCTGGACTAGCTTTAGTGGCTAGGGCGTCAATACTTAAAGTTTGAGTTGAGGTCTGAAGTTGATCGACCTTAAGCGAACCGTATGCCATTAGACTATTAGCCAGACTGCGTTAAGTGGAATCTCTACAGTCACACCAGCTGCCACCTCAACGGGCCCTACCGATAATCCATTGTAGCCAGTAGACAACACAACATTCGAACTAATAACCTGTTGGGTCTGAAGGATGGGACCAGAGGGATTGCCTCCGCCCCCACCGCCAATTTCAACGACTGAGGAAACACCACCAACATCCTTCTTCGTGTAAAGCTTGCCATCCGTTGTATTAACAGCAAGCTCACCCAGCTCAAGCTGGCCCGTCGTCGGAATCTTACCCGCGATACTAGATCGCTTGATCTTAATGGTGTTTGCCATCAGCTATCTCAGAACGTACCGCCATCCAGCGTCACGTTGTCAATGGTATTGCCACTACCAGTAATAGCAACATTGCTCATCACCCGAGCGCTGCTCAGAACCTCAGTCCCACCGACCTTGTAGCCACCAGTGGTGACATTGACGGATTGGTTAAAGGTCCAAGACGACGTGGCACTCAGCCAAGTAATAGTGTAGTTGGACGCACCTTTAAGCGTCAAACCGCCGCCATTGGCCGTCGCGTCAGTCGGGCTAGCAGTCTCACCCAGGACAATGTTGATATCTTCAACCTTGACCTCAGTGGTCGAAAGACTGGTCAGAGCACCATTAACTGTCAGATCACCGGTAACCGTGAGGTGCCTA